TTAGGGACAGTGACTGTATCTGAAGAGACGTTCAGTTATGTCAAAAAAATAGTATTCGAGTGGACAAGCGAGAACGGTGGCGGAGATGCAGGGAAGGCGACAAAGACGACAGCAGAAAGCTATTCCGGCCAGATCGTAAGGCTTGTGACCGTCCCATCGGCGGCTCCCGACGCGCCAACTGCATCCTATGGCGTAATTATCAATGACGAGGACGGGACTGACGTTCTTATGGGTGCGGCGATAGCTGGCGGGATAACTGGACGAAGCGCGACGGCCACCGAGCAGATCAATGCCTCTTCATTGGGCTATGTTGCCAATGACCGCTTGACGCTCAATATCAGCGCGGCTGGGAACGCGAAAAAAGGGACCGTTTATCTTTATATCCGGTAGGGGCAGGCTTGTGGTGCGGTAACACCACGACCGGAAGGGTTATGACCGGCTTGCCCACCGCAGGGAGCCATAGCACAGATAAAAGGGTTATGCAAATGGAGAAACTGCCAAACGGAGAAAGCATGGTCACGGTCAAATGGTGGGCTGTGATGGTGGTTATTATTTGCGTTTTTGGCTGGATGTTCGGGGCGATGATGAACCATGAACGCAGGATCACGATAGTAGAAACACAATACACGCAAATATATTCTGCTCTTACGGAACTCCGGGACGTGACAAAGGAGATTCGAGCGGAACAGATTAAACGCCTAGAGCGTAGGCCATAAGGTGAGACATGAATAAGAAAGACCTGAAAGCCACACTTGATAAAACATTCGGTCGATTGCCGGAAGATCAGTTGCTTGCCTTAACCATTTACGGTGAGGCGAGAGGCGAGACTTATGCCGGGCAGATTGCCGTTGGTTCTGTGATCCTCGAAAGGGTTGATCATAGAGATTGGGACGGAAAGACGATCAAGGAAGTGTGCTTGAAGCCGTATCAGTTCAGTTGCTTTTTGCCCAATGATCCGAACTTCCCTAAGCTGGCAGCGATAGCAAAAGACTTCACCGGGGCAATGCAAAAATCAGGTGTTTTGTCGAAATGCCTTGAATTGGCCCGTGGCCTTATCAGCGGGTCTGTGCCGAGAGATAAACACGTTTCTGCTTACCATATATGCCAATACAAAACGAAATCATGCAAGGCGGATTGGGCAGGGGAAATGAAGCTCATTATCACTATCGGTCGGCATGAATTTTACGGTGAAAGGAAATGAACCCGTTCATGTTCTGGTTTCAGGTTTTTGGGATGGATAGGACAGACGACAGGACGCGCCCACCGAGTAACTATGACCTTATGTTGAAACGCAGGATCGACGGGCTTGAAAAGATCATCCTGCACAACCCTCTGGAAGCGTGTCCACATTGCGGATCATTGATACCAAGTGGCGAATGCAAAAAGAAAGGATGAAAGACATGAATGAATTTTTAGACAGAGTGAAGTTTTTCTTTTCGAGCGCGGAGGATTTTCTTTTGCCGTTCATTAAGCAGTTCTTGACGGCCATCGGTCCTATCGTGCTGGCAGCGGCAGAACAGGCGGTCATCGCCTATGCCGCACAGAACATGCCGGGAGCGCAGAAAAAGGAAGGGGCTTATAACCAGATCGTAACGGAATTGCAGAAACAGGGGATCACCGTCGCGGCCAGCGTTGTAAATAGTGCTATTGAGGCAGCGGTGGCAAGCATCAGGTCCAAGGGGTGAAGTCATGATTAAGAGATACATTATTTCTAGATTCGGAGAAGCATCGACATGGAAGGGGATCATCTCGGCATTGTGTGGAATTGGTCTTTTCACTCTTACGGGGGCGCAGACCGATGCGATTGTGGGTGTCTGCCTGGCCGTATATGCCGCCGCTTCCGTATTTTTCCCTGACAAGGTCGAGAAGGCGAAGAATGAAACTGCTGGAACGAATCAAGGAGTGGCTGAATAATCCTCATCAGGAATTGCCTGCTGACTTCACCCCGGAAACGGAAAAGTATCACAGGGAAGAGAAGGATAAGCCGAAGATCGTCAGCCTGATCTCTTTTAGGTGGTAACAAAAAAGCTGATCAACCTTCGCAGGGTCAACCAGCCTTTTGTTTAACGCTACCCTCGGAGATCAACAAAGGTAAGCGGGAAATTGGCAAATTTCAAAGCCGGTAAATGTTAGTGGCATCAACCGGCCTTGCTTTGTGCTTTCTCAGGAATCACCCAGGTCAGCGGCAAAGAGGTGAGTGGATAATAGCAGAATCCGAATGAAAGTCAAGCGAAATATTAAAATGGCAAATAGGAATTATCACTTTCAGGTGGTGACATGATCGTAAGCCAATACGCAGCCCCGACAATCGAGCCGATTACCCGCGAGGAGCTGGAATCACATCTCCGCCTTGATGCTGACACGCTCGCAGAGTCTTTGACCGCCTACACATGCACCGCATCCGGATCTCACCCGGTAACAACTGGCTATACGCTTTACGGCACGGCAGTTGAAGTAATCGGCAAGAAATCCCTCGTTTATCTCCGCCCGGTGAACAACGGGACCGGGGCAACGGTTGATTGCAAGATTCAGGATTCAGACGATAACACGACGTGGATCGACTGGACCGGGGGTGCGTTTACTCAGGTTACGGAAGCCAATGACACCGTTATCCAAGAGAAGGAATACACCGGAGTCAAACGGTACATCCGAACGGCATCAAAGACATTGGTGTTGGCCTGTGAGTTCGGCACGGATGTTATTGTCAAAGAGGCGACATCGACTGAAAGTGACTTGCTGACTGCGATCATCCAAGCCGCCCGCGAATACGTTGAGGACTTCACCCGCCGACAACTTCTCACAGCGACATGGGATTACTACCAGAATGATTGGCCGTCTGAAGATTATATCAAGCTGCCATTCGGTAATTTGCAGAATGGAGTGGGGACCGCGCCGGTTGTCTCTTGGAAAGACACTGATGGAACGGAAACGACGCTGACCGTAACGACTGACTATCTGGTAGAGACCAACGGGGAAGGATGTGGCCGTATCGTGCTTCCATATGGATGTTCATGGCCTTCCGGCAGCCTCTATCCGAGTAACCCGATAAAAGTCAGGTTCACTTGCGGGTGGACAGCGGCGGCAAGCATCCCATCGAAGATTAGGAGTGCAATCCTTTTGATGTGCGCTGATTTATACTCCAACAGGGAAGGGCAGATATTCGGCACAAACGGTCAGGGGTATCAGGAGAATAAAACGGTAGCGCGGCTGCTTGCGTCAAGCAGATTATTTGATGAGTTCATCTAGCAAACCCCCTGCGCCTCTGGGATAGACTGTATGGCGACAACGGTACTGGACATGCGAAATTCAGGGGGTCTTTAAGAACGGCCAGTTACGGACATTAAGGAAGGAAGATAGTGCGACAGGTGAATGCGGCAAGGCGCACAGGGGAATGGCCCAGTACCCGAAGAAAGCAACCTGACAATGAATCCAGGTAGAGATACCTCATTTAAGGATTTGGCCGAACGGCGCGAGACCGAGATACCGCGCACCCCCTCTTGCCGGGCATGGGTGCGTCTCACTATTTAAAATAAATGATCAACATCTTCAAATGGCGATGGATCAATGAAAATAGGCGACCTCAATAAGCGAATCTCCATCATCCGCAGCACTGTAACCAGCGACGGCATGGGCGGGACGGTTAAGACAAGCCGGACATTGGCGACAGTTTGGGCCAAAAAGACCACGCACCGCAGCAATGAAGCAGTGCAGGCAATGGCAACGACAGGCTTTGCGATTCATAACTTTAGAATCCGCTACCGTGAGGACGTGAAAAGCTCAGACATCATCAAGGAAGGCAATAAGTCCATGAATATCATCGGCCCCCCGATGGAAGTCAATGAGGGGATTGGTGGAAGATATTTGGATATAACCTGTAAAGAGGCGGCGTAAATGGTGAATTTGATCACAGCCCTATATTCCAAGACCTCCGGTTCCGCTCTCGCAACGGACGTTTTGAATCGTATCTACTTGGATCAAGCCCCTGCGGGTTGTGAATATCCCTACATAGTCTTTTTCGTGGTCAGCAGCGTTCCAAGCCGGACATTTACTGAAAAATATACGGATACGCTGGTTCAGTTTTCCTTATTCTCCGCGTCTTCATCGGCAACAGAGATAACGACCATGTATAAGGACTTGATAGCTCTTTTTGATGAATGTGCCTTGACGATCACGGGGGCAACGCTTGTTTCGATGAAAGAAGATAACCTGGCCACGATGACGGAAGAAGTCACGA